GTGCCGCCTATGCCGGCTCCCACGCCGATTGCGCCAGCGCCCGGAATGCAGCTTCCGGCATCGCCAGCCACTCTGCCGCCTTTGCCGTCCCCGATCCAAATAGGCGCAGCCCCCGGCATGGGCGCACCAAGCAACCAGTTGGATGAGTGGCGCAGGGCGCTGGATGCCATGCAGTTCGCGCGGCAGGGTCAGTAGGAGGGGGCTGCTCGTGAGCTTCACGCTTCCTGTCACCTTTGTCTATTCGTCGACGATCCCGCCCATAGCATCGGCGCTGTCCATCATCCAGACAGCCGCCGCATGGCTCGGTCTGCCCGTGCCGCAGGCGGCCTATGGCACCACCGACCCGCAGACGCTCCAACTCTGCAATCTCCTCAATGAAGAGGGAATGGAAGTCGTCACGTGGCCCGATCACGCGTGGACCAGGTTAACAACGGAGAAGACCTTCACGACCGTGGCGCAGTCCGTACAGACCGGTGCTGTTCCGGCCGACTTCGGCCGCTTCTGTGACGGCTCGATGTGGGATCGCACGACCGATCGGCCGGTATGGGGGCCGATGAGCGCCCAGCAGTGGCAGCAGCAGATGGCGGGGCCGACTTTCACCACGATGTATCTCGGCTTCCGCATCCGCGGGAATGATTTTCTGATCACGCCGACGCCAGCTGCCGGCGATACCATCGCCTATGAATATGTGAGCAACCTCTACGTCTATTCTGCCATCAATACGTCAGCCACGCCCAATCAGAACGCCTTCCAGGCAGATGGCGATACTTCAATCTTCGATGGAACGATGTTGGCGCGCGGGTTGCGCTGGAGGTTCTTGCGCGCAAAAGGCCTGCCCTACGAGCAGGAGTACGCGTCCTGGATTGAGATGCTGCAGCGCTTCGTGGCGCGCGATGGCGGAATGCCCAAGCTGTCGGCCAGCGAGAACTACCCGCTCACAAGGCGCTCTCCGTTCGTTCCCGACGCCGGATTCGGCGCGCCCTGATGACCGCCGATCTTCAGATCTATGCGGCGCAAAAACTGTGGCGCACGCAGGTCGTTAATCGTCTCGGCGTCGGGAATCTTGCCGCGACCGCCACGGAAGGCTTTTTCTATTTGCCGAGCGGCTCCGGCCCTCCCACCGGCACACCCGGCCAGACGCCTGCCGGTTTCGTGCCGGCACAATGGGACCACACGGACAAGAAGCTGTACGTCTATGATGGTGGTTGGATTCTGACCAATCCCGACGCGCCCGCGCCGCCTGCGCAGAACTTCCTCCAGTCCGTCTCGTTTGAGACGGGGGCCGTTGCGACCGGCACGACGTCCATTCCTTTCGACGATACCATCCCGCAGAACACCGAGGGCGATCAGTACATGTCGCTCTCGATCACGCCCAAGAGCGCGACCAACAAGCTCGTCATCGAGGTTGTATTCAATTACAGCCACACGACTGTCGACGTTATTACGGCAGCGCTATTTCAGGACACCGCAGTCAATGCGCTTGCCGCGGCCGGAGTATGGGGGCCGGCCACCTCCAATCTGCCCGCGCAGATCACGTTACGGCACGTCATGACCTCGGGCACGACCTCGGCCACCACCTTCAAGGTACGGGCAGGCCCGAACAGCAGCGGCACCCTGACGTTCAACGGAGTTTCGGGTGCCCGCAAGATGGGCGGTGCGATGGCCTCCAGCATCGTCATTTCGGAGATGGCCCCATGACGTGGTGGGTCCATCGGAACGATGGTGCCGTGATCGTCTTCGCGGGGCAATACGAGCAGGCTGGTTATGCGGAGGAACAGCTCGAGGATGACAACGCCGAACTTTTGGCCTTCCTGAACGCGCCGGGACCAGTGCCGCAGACAGCTTCGTCCGGCGACTTCATGCGCGCGCTCTACGACCTTGGCTGGTATGACGCGGCCAAGGCTGCAGTCGCCTCGGTCGGTGGCTTGGCACAAATCCTGTGGGACCGCGCCGCCATCTTCGAGCGCCAGCATCCGATGGTTGCCCAGATCGCGACGGCGATCGGCAAGACATCCGACGACCTGGATAGCCTGTTCCGCAAGACGGCGACCTATGTCGGTGACTCCGCATGATGTTCCCTGCCACCATGGACAAGCGCTATGCCCTGCAGAAGCAGGCGCCGACGCGCACGTTCAACCTGCCGGCACCGACCGGCGGCATCAACGCTCGCGATGCTCTCACCGATATGGACGAGCATGACGCCGTCGATCTAACGAACATCTTTCCTGAGGCGGGGTATTGCGTGCTCCGCAAGGGCAATGCGTCATGGGCAACGGGCTTGGGTGGCCCGATCCGCTCGTTCCTGACGTGGAACGGCCTCGACGGCACGGACAAGATATTCGGCGGTGCCGGGACAAGCCTGTTCGATGTGACGGCCTCCGGCGCGGTTGGTGCTGCGGTCATTACCGGCCTGACCAACGTCGATTTCCAGTGGACGAACATCAAGACTGCAGCGGGTGCGTATCTGGCGGCTGTGAATGGCGCCGACAGCATGCGCGCGTTCGATGGTACCTCTTGGTCGACGCCGGCCATCACGGGTGCCACGAGTTCGACCTTCGCGAACGTCTGTCAGTTCAAGGAGCGGCTCTGGTTCTCGGTCGCCAATAGCCTTGATCTCTATTATCTCGGCATTCAATCGGTCGCCGGTGCGGCGACAGTCTTCCCGCTTGGCGCCGTGTTCCATCGCGGCGGTCATGTCGTCGGGCTGGGCACATTCTCCAATGATTCGGGCGAGGGACCGGACGACTACTTTTGCATCGTCTCGAGCAACGGTGAAATCGCGGTCTACCAGGGCACCGACCCCAGCAGCGCCACGACGTGGAGCCTTGTCGGTCGCTTCGATGTCGGGCCGCCGATTGGGCGTCGGTGCACGATCCGATGGAATGGCGATCTCAGCATCCTGACGCAGGATGGCGTGATCTCCATGCAGGCCGCGCTCCGCTTCAGCCGAGAAAGCGAGCAGAAGGCGGCGATCACCGGGAAAATCCAGACGCTATTCAGCACCTATGCCTCAGCCTATAGCGGCAATTTTGGCTGGATGCTCTGCACCTATCCGAAAGCACGTTACCTGATCGTCAACGTGCCCACCGTCGAGAATAGCGCGCAGATTCAGCTCGTGATGAACACCATCACCGGTGCATGGACGCGCTTCGTCAATCTCAATGGCGGCTGCTGGGGCGTCGCTAACGATCTCCTCTACTTCGGCGGCAATGACGGCACGGTCTATCAGGCCAATGACGGCTTCCTGGATGTCATGGCTCCGATCCCATGGGAAATCCAGACCTCATGGCAGCAGGTTTGGGGGGCATCCAACAAGCGATTCACGATGGTTCGGCCGACGCTGCTGGTAGGCGTCGGCATCTCCTATGCGATCACTGTCGATGTCGACTTCCAGATAACCACCCCGACCGGCATTCTCGCCCCGTTGGCCAATCCGTTCGCGAGCATGACATGGGGATGGACGTGGCCCGGCACATGGGGTGGTCAGAACATCGTCGATCAGCGCTGGCAAACAGTCGGTTCCCTTGGAACATGGGCCAGCGTGCACATCCTCGGCTCCAGCAATGGCGGGTCGTTGCAGTGCAATGCCTTTGAGCTTGGCGCTATGCGCGGAGGGCCACTGTGAGCGATCAGTCTCTTATGACGCGTCTCGCTGATCTACTTTATCAGCAGAGAACGCAATCAGCCCAATTTGAGGACGGCCCTCTTTGGGGGAATGTGGGAGCTTCTCAGCCCGCAGTGGAACCGGCACTGACGGCACCGGCCAACCCGATGCTTTTTGCGAATGGCGGCGCGACGATTCCACTCGGCCAGATCGGGGATGCCCAGATCACGGCACAGCCTGGCTTCTATGGCACGCAGCAGGATATTCCAGATTATGGCACCCAGCGACTTCTTAGTCCGTCGATGGGGGTGGGTATCGGGCCTCTAAGCGTGAATGCTGGATACGATTACACCATGTCTCCCGATGGCTCTAGCGGCTCGCCACGCTTCGGCGCTGGCCTGAATGTTCCCGCAGGGCCCGGCAATCTCAATCTTGGGGCATCTATTAGCCCGCAGAACGGCAAGACCATCAACGCATCATATGATGCCAATTTAAGCAATACAGAGCGGCTTGCCGCCATGTTGATGGGGCGCAGCGGACAAAACGGGACACCCCCAGAAGCGCGGTTCGGCATCGCGTATCGGAGGCGCTTTTGAAGCGCACGCTCCTTTTCGGGCACGACCAGACCGTGGCCGACTTCGTGGCGAGGCTCGCACCGATCGAGAGGCCGGTATGGCACGCCGGTTTCCGCGCCATCGGTATCCTGCGCGGCGACGGGGCCTTGGTCGCAGGTGTGGTGTTCAACAGCAACCGGCAGGATTTTGGGGCTTGGGAAGTCAGCGGAGTTAGCGTAGTATCTCACCCGTGCAGCATTGAGATGGCGAACGAGATTTATCGGTTCGCCTTCCAACAGCTTTCAAACGCAAATCGAATCGAGGCTCGGACCTCCGTCGACAACAAGCGCGCCCGCAGGATGCTGCGCAACCTTGGCTTCGTCGAAGAGGGAGTCCAAGCCGACTACTTCGGCCCGCGGAATCACGCCGTAATGGCGCGACTCCTGAAAGCCGAGTGGGAACGGAAGCGGCGAATCGCGGAGATTCGCAAGGCAGCTTAGGCCGATGGAATACGCCGTCTTCGAGGCGCATTTGTCGGACCCGTGGGCCCCTCACGGGGTCGTAAATCGTCATATCTGCTCGCTGGGCAGCGGCGGTGGCAGCAGTGGCGGCGGCTTGAGCAACATCGGCCAGCAGCAGCAGCAAGCCAACGTTCAGACCGGCATTTCGAATGCGGTGTTGAACAACACCAA